AGAATTTCTCGTAGCAGAAAAGCAAGCATTTTCCAGCGCATTTGTATGCGTTTTTCTTATTGTAAGGTAGTATCACTTCAGTTTCGTAGTTTCCCCTACTCCAATCAGGATTAATGTAGTAAATGCTACCGTCTTTATTTCTACGTACCTTGTCTGCTGAGACATACTCGAACTTGTATGCGTCACCCCCGCTATTGTAATGAATCTTGAAGTACACTCTATTGTGTAGTATCAAATCAATCAACGCCTTATCGTCATTCTCAGCTATTCGCATTGTGATATTAGCAGCCTTCAAATAGACTTTATCATCCATTGTTGAACCATCCGTAGCGACCAACTCGTAACCACCCCCAAGAACAGCATTTATCTTAAAGTTAACGATACTAGAATGTATCGGTGACGTGTAGTACATTTGATTGATTATTGCAGGGTAAAGGTTGTCAACGCCAAACCACACATAATTGTTAACCGTCGAAGCAATGTTAATCCAAGGTAACGAAAGATTTCCGTTTCCAATCTTTCCAAATGGAGTAGAGTAAGTTTGGTAACTTTCAGACGTTACTTGTTTTTTTGGTGTGTTACCGAAATTAATTCCTAGAACCTTCATAGATATATGTCATTTGTTTCTGTTTCTTTAACAATCAAAATGCCTACTGCATTAAGTGTTAATCCTGTCTCGTCGGTTGGAGCAGGTTGTGTTTTGTCGTAATTATACACCTCATACTTATATTGCCCTGCTGGTATTTCAAAGTCAAATTCGAACTTTGTAAATCGAATATTTTCACCAACTATCGTAGGCTCTTTAAAATACACACTTTCACTATTATAATCACTTGTAACTTTAAATAGATAACCGTTACTAGTATAACTAGCGAACTCCAGAAGTGGGAGCGCAAACTCAGCATCTTGATTTTTTAATGTGTAAATCATAACACACTATGTCAAAAAACAAAAAAAAGGGAGTAAACACTCCCTCTTATTTTTTTTCGTTACCATTTATCATGGTCCTGGAGGTGGCATAACCAACAACCCAGCAATGATAGTTGGATCAACAACGTAAGCCTTATGCTCACTTTCTGAGGTGAAAGTAATCTCGTAGTTGCTTCCGTCTGCTTTAGCCGTTCCCGACCCTCCTGTATCAGTCATCAACTGCGCGCGCTCGAAGTTCCAGAAGATACCATTTGCATCCTCCACGATGATGTCTAAATCACGTTGACCTTCACCAGCGATGTTGATTGCCTTTGATTTTGAACCCTCACGCTTGAACAATTTCAACATGATGTTTTGCTGGTAGTAGTAAGAGCCGTTTTCTGGTGAGTTTTGACGTTCTTCCGTGTAGTTACCTACGTTACGACCAAATTTAAACTCGACGTAAACCGCAGTCTTCACAATCGTTTGAACTTCCCAAGTTACAGTGTCCGTTGTTTTTGAGGCGATGTTAGCGCTATCATTGATTAGCACACGAACAATACCTCCCATGTTGTTATCGCATCCCTTAGCGACATCTATTAATGTTGTACAATCCATTGTATTTAATTTTAAAATGAATAAAAAAAAAGGTGGTGATTCTCACACCACCTTAGTCTTGGTTTATATCACTAGTGATTAAGGTGTCGCATCCCAGTAGAACACAATCTCATTTCCATTAACATGGAAGTAACCCTCTTTCTGATTTGCGCGAGTACGGATGTAAGGCTCAGCTACACTATCAGCAAGGTTTATAGCTTTCAATTCTTCTCCGTCTTTCTCACCGTCAAATGCGTAGATAAGGTTATCTTTCACGGTCAACACCATTGTGTTAGCTGGCAACCCAGCATCCTCAACGATTTTAATTCCTAAGAAAGTCAAACCTAGAGCAGTAGTAACGTTATTTACGTTATTTTGGCTAGCTGTCGCTATTCTGTAATTACCTGAGATGTCAGGAGAAACAAACCAACGCAACTCAGGAATTCTAACCCTAACTTTAGCTGGCAACGCTTGGTAAACCTTCGTCATTTCAGCTATAACGTTAGCAACAGTCGACGCAGTAGCGTTGTTATCTACATCAATCACAGTTGCATCAGCCTTGAACTTTTTCAAGTGACCATCCACCAACTTCAAGTTAACGTTAGCAGATGCAGTATCACCTTGCCAACGACGTACAGCGCGCTCTTCACGAGCCTTATTAGCTAACTCTTGCCAATAATACTGCATAAATGACGCAACGGAGAAGTCTCCATTTGACCCCTTAGCCATTTGCAACGCTAAGAAAGACTGCTCTACATCGAATTGACAAATCTGCGCCATGATTGAAGTAGGTACTACATCAATATCAATCGCATCTAGCTCCTCAGTTGGTGCTGTAAAATTACACGTAGATGCCTTTGTTACTTGGTCGAAAACGACATTTGCCAATTTTGTTGCTGACTTAATACCTGGCAACACACGGAAGTTGTCCGCAATCTCTTCCGTAATGTACGAACGAGAGTAGAACTCCTGCGGATTAGGACAAAGTAACGCGTTTGTCTCCACGGTAAGTGAGAATCTTAAATCTCTTTGCATGTTATTTGTTTTTTAATTGTTTTGAAAATTTTGCAAGCTTTTCAATCGCTGACAATTGAACAGGTGCTTGCTCCTCCTCCTCTTCAATGTCTTCATTCTTAGCCTCCTCGATAGTAGCCTTTAATTCTGCTAGTACATTAAGAACCTCTCCCACTTTAGCATCAATCATCTGAGATACTTTCTCTTCTGTTAATGCGTCTGTTGGCGCTGGCTCTTCTGCTAACTCTGTGGAAACCTCTTCAGTAACTTCCTCCTTAACTTCTTCAGTAGCGTCTTCGGATGCCATTTCTTCTTTGACTTCATCCACTACTTCGTCCGCTTTTTCTTCGGTTGTTTCCTCTGAGAATTTCGCGTCAACCTCTTCAAGCTTTCCATTTCTAAAGATGTACTGCTTGCCCTCGGTCAAGTTTTCCGCTGGTAAACTCATATTATTTGTGTTTGTTTGTTTGCTTAATTTCAATCCAAACGACCCTCCTATAGAATAGCCTAGTTGGTCATTTTTAACTAGATCATTGTAGAACTTCTCGTCTGTTATTTGAGTGGTCAACATGAGTGTGCCTTTCGGTACATCAATCCCGTAGCTAGACCATGACTTGTCTTCTTTCGGGTTGTCAACTATCCAAGCTTCCAAGATGTAGGCAGGCACTTTTTGCGACTTGTCATGCTCTAAGTTGAAAAGGTTTCCCTCCTTAGTCTTTAACATTAAATCTTTGTGGATTTCTTCAATCTGTTCAGCAGTAAAAGTAACCTCAAACTCTTCGCCATCCTGGTTACGGTAGATGTCCATTGGTATCATCGCAGGTGCAACTATCCGCATTTTTGGTTTGTCGTTGAAGCGCATTAGTTTTGTTGCTGAAAATGCAAATCCTTTCGTTATCATCGCTGGATCGTATGTGTATGCGACTTCATCAAGACCCTCGAACTCTTCACCTGTTTCGTAATTCTTCTTTAGAATCTTGTATTTTACCAACTCTTCCATGTCTAACAATGGATGAAAAACAAAAAGTGGATATTTTTTTTGTAAATTAGCAGAAAAATAAATGTTATGATAACAATTCAAGGTGTAGCTTACCCGATTAAGCCTAGCGAAATGACGCTAAAACAATGGACTGATGTAAGTTTTCTAATTCAGAAATTCGAGAAAGAACCAATCATGCAATTGGAGGGAGTATTAAAATCAATCGGTGTGCCAAGTGAGGTGATTGATAATGTCGAGTTGTCGATGAGTAAGGAGTTGTCAGCAGAAATGGTCGAGGATGCGAGTGAGTATCAATTGCATGATGAAGTTGAGGGTTACAAGTTAAATCTTGATTTGCCATTAAATATTAAATTATCAAAGAAAATCGACCACATCGGGAAGACGTTTGACAATCCTACCGTTGCTGTGTTAGCATTCTTCTACCGTGATGAAAACTTAACAGATGCTGAGCATTACGCAGACGCACACATCAAGTTAAAAGTAAAGAAATTCGAGAACATGCCAGCTAAAACATTCATCGTTGCAACCGGGTTGATAATGGAGTTCTTGACAAAGAAAACAACTGAGTTGGTAGATGAAAGTAAGTGATTACATCGAGATTTTGAATGTAAAAAATGAGCGGTTTGATAATGAGTTAGACCGCTCTATTTCTATGCTCTCGATTTACTTGGATGAGGATATTGAGGATGTTGAATTAATGGAGGTTAAGGAGGTTAATAGGCAGATTCTAGCAATGAACGACTTTCTTAATTCACCCCCATCAGATGGTCATAGCGCTATACATAACACAAAGATAACACTTGGAAACTTCATCGACTTGGAAACCTATCTGCAAAGTCCAAATGACTTAACAAAATGTTTGGCAATCCTTTTTCGTAAGAGCAAATTAAACGAATGGGGTCATGTTGTTTACGAGCCTGTAAATTTCAATATTAACGAGCGTGCCGAAACATTCAATGATGAGCCAATCGAGTTGTATCTAAAAGGATTGAGCAGTTACATTAAGTTTAGAGAATCAATTGTTGAGCAGTATAAGTCTATCTTTGGAATTGGAGAATCCGAACCCGAAGAAATCGACTATGCCGATTTAACAGCTTCCGAAATCATGGAGATAGAAGCCGAAGAAAAGAAACGTAAGGAAAAGGAGCGGTACTCATGGGAGAATTTC